TAACACTTAATGATTTATCTGAGAATAGTGATTATGTTTTTGATATCGCTAAACGAAGGAAAGAACAACCAGGTGTTATTAAGTTGAAAAAGTTCCCAAGTGATGGTACTACAATACCACACATAAAGCAATATATTAAAAAATTAATTTCACAAGGTTTTAGACCAGATATTGTGTTGGTTGATTATATTGATTGTGTTGTACCAACAAAATCATTTAATGATGAGTGGAGTGGTGAAGGTAATGTTATGAGACAATTTGAAACTATGTTAGCTGAATTAAATCTTGCTGGATGGACAGCGGTACAAGGTAATAGGAGTGCTATTAATGCCGAAACAGTTGACTCAACAATGATTGGTGGTTCTATCAAAAAGGGTCAAATTGGACACTTCATTGTTTCTATTGCTAAGTCATTAGACCAAAAAGAAAGTGGTCATGCTAATATGGCTATTCTTAAATCTAGATTTGGTAAGGATGGTATTGTATTCGAAGATATTGTTTTTGATAATGGTAGAATAAAGATTGACATGACCGAAGGTGGAGACCAAGGTATGACATTCTTACAAACCAATGAAATGAAAGAAAAGAGAGAAAATGAAAGAGCAAACACTATGAGATTAGCAATGCTTAATAGACAAAGTGGCGACACAGAAAATAATAATTAAATTTTAATTTTTAAAAAAAATATGTATTTAAAAAATTCAGACACAGAAAAAAGATATTCTATCTTCCCAATTAAGAACCAAGACTTATGGGATGCCTACAAGGCAGCTGAAAAACAAACTTGGGTAGCTGAAGAAGTTAATTTAGCTCAAGATGATTACGAATCATTAAACGATGACGAGAAGTTTTATTTAAAAAACATCTTAGCATTTTTTACAATATCGGATGGGTTAGTTATTGACAACCTATGTGATAACGTTATTGATAATGTTGAAATAGCAGAAGCTAAATATTATTATAACCACCAGATGTTCATGGAACAAGTACACGCTAATGGATACTCATTATTAATTGACACATATATTAAAGACCCTAATGAAAAATCAGACTTATTTAATTCAATGTTAACAAACGATGCGGTTAAATCTAAAGCAGCTTGGGCTGAGAATTGGTTAAATAATGGTACATTTGTTGAAAAACTAATCGCTTTTGCTTGCGTTGAGGGTATTGCATTTTCATCAGTTTTTGCTGGGGTATTCTGGTTTAGAAGCAGAAACAAGATGCCAGGATTAGCTGAAATGAATGAACTTATCCTTAGAGATGAATCATTTCATTATGAATTCGCAGTACAAATGTTTAAAAACTATATTAAGGATGAATATAAACCATCTGAAGATAGAATAAGAGAGGTAATTCTTTCTTGTTTTGATACTGAAAAGAAATTTGTTGAGGAAAGTCTACCAGACGGTTTACAAGGTATGACAAAAGAAATGATGGTTGAGTATGTTGAATTCGTAACTGATGTTGTTTTAAATGATTTTGTTGGTGAAACAGAATTTAAAACTAAAAACCCACTTGATTTTATGAAAAAGATTGGGTTATCATCTAAAAACAATTTCTTCGAAAGAAGAACTGGTGGTGGATACACTAGAGTTGATATCCCTACTAGTAATGTAGGTATTTTTGATGATGCAGATTTTTAATTAGTAACTAATACAAAAAAAATAAATTTATGAAAATTATAAAAAGAGATGGCTCGAAACAATCGTTTATGCCTAATAAAATATTGACTAGGATTAAACAACAATCTAAAGATTTAAATATTAAGGCTGATAAATTGTTTCAAAAAGTTGTCCCACATATTAAGGATGAGATGACCGCTACAGATATCGATGAGATTATAGCGTTCCAATCTGCTGATTTACAGATTGAACATCCAGATTACGCTATATTGGGTGGTAGAATACTTATCTCTAGACAAGCTAAGATACTTGAAGTGGAAACAAAAGAAGTTGATGAAAAATTTGACTCTTTTGCTGCTTCTACATTTTTAACAAAATACTCCCAAAAAAATCAAGATAAAAAACCTATTGAAATCCCCTCTATGATGCACGGTAGAGTGGCAAACCATTTATATCCAGATTCTTTTAAAGAAAGAAGAAAGTTACTTAATGAACTATACGAAAAAAAAGTTAATTTTGCTACACCTATTTTATCAAACTCTGGTATTGAAGGTAGAAATGGTTTAATTAGTTGTAATTTAACTACATTAATGGATGATAGTATTGAAGGTATTAACGCTACTCTAGATAAGATTGCTCATGGTTCTAAAGAAGGTTCTGGTATTGGTCTTTGTATTGATAGACTTAGGAGCTCTAAGAGCATGGTAAGTAGTTTTAAAGGTTATGCTGGTGGTGTTGTTAGATTTGCAGATATGGTACAATCTAAAATGAGATTCTTTAAGCAAGGTAATAGGTCAGGTAGTTGTGCTTTATATCTATCGACATGGCATAAAGATATTTTACCATTCTTAGAGTTAAGACTACCTATTGGTGAAGAATTAAATAGAGCTAGAGATTTATTTACTGCTGTAACCATAGATGATGTATTCATGAATGCTTTAATAAATGGTAATAAATACTACTTATTTTGTCCTAACGACATTAAAAAAGCGGGATTAAAACCATTTTATGAAATTCATGGTGAAGAATTTAAAGAAGTTTATAATGAAGCAGTAATGTTAGGGTTGGGTGAAGAAGTTGACCCTAAAAAGATTTGGGATTCTATTATTCGCTCTCAAGTAGAGAGTGGAACACCATACGTTTTCTTTAAAGACAATGCTAATAAAATTAATATGCAAGATAATATCGGTATTATCAACCAAAGTAATTTATGTATTGAAATCATGCAAGCAAGTTTACCAGGGTATACACCTCAATGTACACTTGCATCAGTTAATTTAGCTGAACATGATTCTTTAAAGAGTATTGCTAAATCTGTTAAGGTTTTAGTAAGAGCATTAAATAAAGTTATTGATAATAATAAATGGTCAGATGATTGGAGTAAGAAAGCTGGTGAAGACCAAAGAGCAATTGCTGTCGGTGTTGCTGGTTTAGCAGATTTCTTTGCTAAGAAAAAGATTTCTTTTGAAAGTGAAGAGGCTAAACAATGGAATCATGACATATTTGAAACAATGTATAAGGCTGCTGTTGAAGAAAGTATGGAATTAGCCATGGAAGAAGGTAAAAACTACCCAGCATGGGAAGGTTCTAAGTATTCTAAAGGTGAAACATATGTTGATGGATGGTCTCCAATGGAAAAAGGTGTACCAATTCCTATGAGAAATTCTCTTTTAATTGGTTTAATGCCTACGGCATCAAGTGCTATACTTTTAGGTTCTTTTGAATGTTTTGAACCTGTAACATCTAATATATTCACAAGAATGGTTGGTGATGGTGAGTTTATTGTGGTAAATAAATACTTAGCTAGAGAATTAGATGAATTAGGTCTTTGGACAGCAGATATTAGAGACCAAATTATCGCAAATGAAGGTAGTGTGCAAGAAATACAAGAAATACCACAAGATATTAGGTATAGATATAAAACAGTTTGGGAAATACCACAAAAAGTTTTGTTAGATTTGGCTATTATTAGAAATAAATTCGTAGACCAATCCCAAAGTATGAATGTTTATCATAGAGATGCTAAATACAGTAAGATATCTAGTGCTTTAGTATTCGCTTGGAAAAACGGACTTAAGACTGGTGCTTATTATACCAGAACCGAATCCAAATTAGGTAAGAATAAGAAACTATCAGCTTCTGATAATGCAAAAGTTAATATTGTTAAGAAACCAGAGAACTCAATGTTCGACTGTGCGGGTGGTGGATGCTCTGCGTAGATGTTATTAAGATAATAAAAGAGGGGATTTCGAAAGATTTCCCTTTTTTTGTTTTTATAGTTCTATTTATTTTTCAAAAATTTTTATTATCATATTTATCTATAAAGTAATTGTTATGGCTCAAAAAGGTAAGTTTATAAATATAGCATTTCCATTTAAAGAAAGTAATAGAGGTGATTTCATATTATTAAATAATGAAGATAGTAAGGCTATTAAGTCAGACCTAATGCATTTAATCCTAACTAAGAAAGGTGAAAGACTTTATATGCCAGACTTCGGAACTAATTTATTAAAATACATATTTGAACCAAACGATACATTAACTAGAAACGATATAAAAAATGAAATAACTGAAACAGTGAAAAAATACTTACCTAACCTACAAATAAACGAAGTTAGTGTTGAACAAAGCGAAAGAAGTGAACACGCTGCTAAGGTTAGGATTGATTATACAGTTACAGAGGGTGTTTTCCAAGAAACAAACTTTATCATTATAGAGATTTAAAAAAATTAATATTGTAAATATAAAGTAAATTTTTTAGTTCCACAATCATATATTTTATACATATTATTTTCATTAAGTATTTGGTTAGCTGTTTTATTTTTATCATAACCCATTTCAACTAACCTGTGTTTTTGATAATTAACTCTATTTTCTCTATATTTACCTTTAACTACAAACCAATTAGGTTGTGTATTTTCAATAAACTTAAATTTTAACTGTTCATACATATTACCTTGACTCCACCTTCTATCAGCATAACTTATTATTTCTTTCGGTTGATAATGTTTAATAAAGTGTTTAAGTAACTTAGAAGCACCACCAACAACACTTGTATCTAATTTATTACAAAACCTTAATAATTCAAATTCTAACGAATTTAATATAGGTCTTTTACCAAAAGTCATAATAGATAGTAATTCATCATTATGATACAAACCTAAATTTACTTTACTACCAATGGCACCTTGTATGTGATTATCATTTAAGAATTTAGTTTTAACCTTTACTGGTACTTCCTTAATTTCACACTTTCTAGCATAAAATTTATTTTTAGTAAGACCTAGTATATTCTTAATTCTAGATTTAACAATACCTTCATTATGGAGCCATTCATCTTCAAATATATGAACAAGTTGAATACCTAACTTCTCACATTCTTCAGTTTTATTTAAATGATAGTCATTATCAACAAATAAATTAGAATGCCAATAAAGACCATTAAATTCAATGGCTACCTTATGTGATGGTATATATATGTCTAACTCTTTACCGTTAAGCACTGCTTTATCATTTTCAATACAATTAATTTTTAAATCAGTTATAAAAGAATGTATAGACTTTTCTAATAAAGACAAACTATTAGAACAAGATTTACAACCAAACCCATTTATATGATAATGAGGTGTTACGTTAATTTCACCATGTTCTGGACAGATTATTTTAATTTTTTCAAATTGACTAGAATACTCTACCTTAGAGTAATCATATTTATCTCCATGAATAACCTTAGCTTTATTAATAAAAGTTTCAGTGTCAATTATCTTACCTAAACATTTTGGACAACCTTGACCCTTAGATAAATGATTATTAGGTGTTTGTTCAAACTCACCATGTTCTGAACATATTATGGTTACTGGGTCTCTACTTACTTTATAATTAACTAAAGAGTAATCATATTTATCCCCATGTATTTCTTTAGCCTTAATTATGAAAAGTTTTGTATCCATTTTACTAGTTCCACCACAATACTTACACCCTTTACCTCTTAAATGATTAGTTGGTAATTGCTCAAACTCACCATGTTCTGGACACACAATCTTAACCTTAGTTCTATTATTTTTATAATTAACTAAAGAATAATCATACTTATCACCATGTATTTCTTTAGCTTTGGTTATAAAATTATTTAAACCCATTCTTTGTTTAGAACTTATCTCATCTCTTGAACATAAAGGACAACCTTGTCCCCTATTAATCAAGTGTATTGGTTTTTTTAAAAATTCACCATGCTCTGGACATATAACAATAACGTTAGTATTGTTATTTATATATTTAACTTTTGAATAATCATACTTATCACTATGGATATTCATAATTTCCTTAATAAATTCTTCCTGAGACTTTTTTTTCATATCATTCCTAATGTTACGTACTTATAACTATTAACAAATATAATTAAAAATATTTATTTTTACAAATTTATCGTTATATTGATATTTATTGTAAAAAGAAATGTTATGGCACGTAAAATAAATTATTATAGTAGAAACTTTGCTGATGTAAGAACAGAATTAGTTAATTTTGTAAGAGAATATTACCCAGATATTTTTAATGATTTTAATGATGCGTCAGTTGGTATGATGCTTTTAGAATTAAATGCTGCTGTTGGTGATATGTTATCATTCCATACTGACAGAATGTTCCAAGAGACACAAATCGATTTTGCTCAAGAAAGAAATTCATTACTAGCTATGGCTAGAACTTTTGGGTTAAGAGTCCCAGGTAAGAAACCGTCAGTAACTATAGTAGACTTTTCAGTAACAGTGCCAGTACTTGGTGATACGTTTGATATTTCTTATTGTCCAGTATTATCTATTGGGGCTCAAGTTAGTGGTGCTGGTAAGATATTCGAAACAATGGAAGAAATTGATTTCTCATCTCCATTTACAACTGGAGGAATACCAAATAGACTCGTAGTACCTAATTTAGATAATAATGATAACATAATAAATTATACTATTACAAAGAGGGAAATGGTTTATAATGGTATAACTAAGATATTCAGTAGAACTATAAGTGCCGCTGATGTTAGACCATTCTTTGAGGTTGTTTTACCAGATGATAATGTTTTATCTATTAATTCAATCATAACGCTAGATGGTACAAACTATACAACCACACCTAGTACAGGTCAATTTTACAATGAAGACCTTAGATGGTATGAGGTTAACGCATTAGCTGATGATTTAATTTTTGTGCCAGATAATACAAAATTAAGTGATAATTCAACAGTAAAACCAGGTAAATTTAAAAGAATAGACCAAAGATTTATAAGAGAATATACAGATAATGGTTTTACTAAGATAATTTTTGGTGGTGGTACTGAAGATATTTCATCATTGTGTGATTTTGACGTAAATAAGCAGTTGGTTGATAGAATTGGTGATTTTATTAATAATACAGCGTTAGGGCTTACACTTAGTGCTAATAAAACCATGTTTATTTCTTATAGAGTTGGTGGTGGTTCAGACACTAATGTTGGACCTAACACAATATCTACTGTAACTAAAAAAGAAATGTTTGTTAATGGGTCAAATACTACAATAAACCAACAAGTAATTAATTCATTGAAAGTAAATAACCCGTTACCAGCTTTAGGTGGTAAAGATGAACCTAGTATTGAAGAATTAAGAAACTTAGTTAGATATAATTTCGCATCTCAAGAAAGATGTGTAACTATTGAAGATTATAAAACAAGAATAGCATTAATGCCAGGTGAATTTGGAATTCCTTTTAGAAATAATGTTATCGAAGAACAAAATAAGGTTAAAATATATACATTAACTCTTGATAGCGGTTCAAAATTAAGTACAACATCAACAACAACACTTAAGAGAAATATAGCAACATATTTATCTGATTATAGAATGCTTAATGATTATGTTGAAGTTGATAATGGTAGAGTATATAATTTAGGATTTGAAGTTGATTTATTTGTTGATAAGCAGTTTTCACAATCAGAAATAATAACTCAAGCTATATCAACGATAACAAGTTATTTTGATATAAATAAGTGGGGTATGGGTGATAACATTTATTTAGCTCAACTAATTGAGGATATTAATAATGTTCCTGGTGTTTTAAATGTTGTTGACCTTAGAGTTTATAATAAGGTTGGTCAAGGTAAATACTCATCAAATGAGATACCACAACCATACATTGATGATGCAACAAGACAAATAGATTTATTGGGTGAATACACACTTTTCGGTGACCCAATAGGTATGTTTGAGATAAAATATCCAGAAACTGACGTGAAAATAAGGGTAAAGTAAATCATACGGTATTATTCACTTTTGGTTAAATATTGTTATAATTAAGGTATAAAAATTAAGTTATGGGTTGTAATTGTAAAAATAAGAATAATAGTGTTACTAGTTTAAATGAGTTAAAGATTGAAAGAGGTCCTATAACCAAAGTAACACATTTTGTTTTAAGAATTTTATTATCAGTTTTTTTATTTGCTATTATTACAGTATTAGCAATACCTATTGGTTTGTATATGTCAATTAAGGTATCATTCAGTAACGGTATTATGGATGTTGCTAAAGACATATCAAAACTAACTAATATGTTTAAGAAAAAAAATAAAGAAGATGAACACGATGATGATGATGATGATGATGATGATGACGATGGTGTATTAGATGAATCTGAAATCGAATTGTTATATGTGGATGATGTTAAAAGTTAAATATGTCTAATAATATCAGGTTAAGAACAACACCAGGAGGTGTAAATCAAAATATTAATATCTCAATAAATCAAGACTTTGACTTTATTGAGGTTTTGTCGTTAAAAATATCCCAAGATGAAACCTATAGAAGGTTTAGTTCTGACTATGGTGTTGTTATTGGTAGAGTAATAGTTAATAATGGTGTTGGAGTACCTAACGCTAAAGTATCTATTTTTATACCGATAGATGAAGAAGATAAACTAGACCCAGAAATATTTGGTTTATACCCATTTGAAGTTGTGACTGATAAGGATGATGAAGGTTTACCTTATAGTCTTTTACCATCAAACAATGTAGGTAAGGACGAATGTTATTCTACGGTAGGTAGATTTGAATCAAAAAGACAAATACAAGATAACCCAGAAAGTGAAATGATTTATTGTAAATATTATAAGTTTACAACTACAACAAACGATTCTGGTGACTATATGATTTTTGGTATTCCAGTTGGTTCGTATAACCTACATGTTGAAGCTGATTTATCTGACATAGGTTTCTTAAGTCAAAAACCGTATAATTTAATTAGTGAAGGGTCAAATGAAAACTTATTCAAATCACCTAGTCAATTTAAAAATACAGAAGAAACCGTAACACCAGTGCAATTAAAAAAAGTATCACCAGTTTCTGTTAATGTAATACCATTTTGGGGTGATGAAGAACAATTTGAAATTGGTATAACAAGGCTTGATGTTGATTTATTAACAAACATAAACCCTGTAGCTATATTTATGGGCTCTGTTATTACAGACAGCGAAAAAAATAGTGTCAATAAGAATTGTAGACCTAGAAAAAATTTAGGTAAAATGGACGAATTAACAACTGGTCCAGGTAAAATTGAAATGATTAGGAAAACACCTACAGGGTCTATAGAAAGGTATGATGTTGAAGGTGGTAGGGTTATTGATGAAAATGGTGTTTGGTGTTATCAGATACCAATGAACTTAGAATATAAGGTAACGTCTGAATCTGGAGAATTAGTTCCTTCTAATAACCCTAAGATTGGTATACCTACCAAATCAAAAGTTAGGTTTAGAATCGGTATGGATGTTTCAGGAACAGAAGGTAAATTAAGGAGAAGAGCTAAATTCTTGATACCAAACAACCCAGAATCACATCAAGAGGCTGATTATACTTTTGATAGTACAACCAAAGATGAAAGTTTTACAGAATTATCTTGGAATAAACTATATAGTGTTAAAAATCTAATAACTAGAGTTCAACCAAATAAGCAGATTGATAATAGAAATTTTATTGGTATTAAAGTTACCGATGACCCAGGGAGTAACAGTCCATTCCCATTTAATAGAATTGATGTTAATGTAGATGTTTTAGCGTTTTTTTTATTGGCAATACTAAGCACTATAACTACTATTGTTTGGATACTAAATAGGTCGGTAATATATTTATTAAACCTTATATTAACCCCATTAGTTAAGGCAGTTTGGGGAATACAAAAATTAGGTTGTTTAATACAGTGGCCAACTAATAAGAAAAAGAGAGCTGCTTGTAGGTGTTATAAATTATATCAAAAAGATGAAAATCAAACTGATATTGATTGTGCTAAAGCTTATTATGAAGATTTAGATGCTGATTTATCAGATATCGATAAAAGTGATTTATGTAATAATCCAAATTTGGATTGTAGTGATTGTGATAAAAAAGCCTGTAAAAAATATCAAGCTGATTCTTTAATCCCTTACTTTAAATTAAGCTGTGGTAATGTAAAATATTTTATATGGTCGCTCGCCAATGGAGACCCAGGGAGTGAGGATGACCCAAATAAAATCTACTGTTACCAGCTAAATAATGAAGCTGGTCAAAAGATTGATTGTACTAAAGCCTGTGGTGAAAATGGTTCTATTATAGTAGGTGAATATTTAAGATGTTCTGCTGTTAGTCTTGCAGATTCTTTAAACATGTTTAAACTTGATTTTTATAATGACTGGGTTAACGGTTCTCTATATTTATTCTTATTACAGTATAAATATAAAAGTAATGGTGAAAAATTTTGTGACATAGAATGTGGTAATATAGATTTAGGCGACTACAATGATGATAGTGAAATAGATAATAAATGTAAAAATAATTTTATTATTGATAGTTGCCCACAATCACCCGAACAATTTAATTTTAGTAATATTGATTCATTAAGTAGTTTTGGTGATGGTGGAGCAGAAAAGATAAAAGAAGGGTATATAAAGAGAACCCCTGATAGTGAATTATATTATGCATCACACTCAAAGCACAGTAAATATAAGTTGTTTGCTACAGATATTATTAATTTAGGTTCCATAAATAAATATGACTGGGAAGGTAAACCACAGATGTCTAGATTTTTAGTTGACACGACATTTAATATACCACCATTACTTGATGAAAAAGTAGATTTTACAATAGAAACTTCTGGTATTAGTGATAGTGAAACATTATTATTTAAATTTGGGTATCTATTTCCAATAGGAATTTACCTAAAGGGTGACTATAGAAATTGTAATAATGTGAAAAGATTATGTGAATTAGGTATGGGTCTTGATGAAAATAGAGAAGATGAAGGTAAAGGACCAATAAACGGTAAAATAAATAATCAAGATGTTGAAAACCCATTTGTTAGAGGTCTTTTTTCTTATTTAAATTCAACTGGGAGTACAAGTGTACCTCTAGTTTATATTGATAGTGGTAGTCTAGCCGCTGATGGTAGCAGTAGTAGCGACTACAATGATGAAAACTATCGAAGTTTTAGAGTTTTCCCAGACGATAGTGACTCTATTTGGCAATACGAAAACTCATATTATTTTTATTTTGGTTTAAGGTCTAATAATACTGCACTAACTAAGTTAAATAAAGAATTTTTGACACCTTGTATTAAGGAAGTTGATGATAACTTCCAATGCCAACTAGAATACTCAATAGCAGATGATGATGGTAATAATCCAACAGGTGCACTTGAGGTTGAAATTATTGGTGGTGTTGAACCATTAACTTATGAATGGAATGGACCAACATTTGGTGGTCAACAATACCCACTTAGTAATAATATAAATAATAACGGTAGAATTACAACAATAACTGAATTGTATTCTGGAACATATAACCTTAAAACTACTGATAATGTCGGTAATGTAATAGAATGTTCATTTCAAGTAAGCGGACCTACTGGTGTTCAATGTAACGTAACAATTGAACCTATAACAAAAAACGGTGAAGATGATGGTAAAATAATAATTGATGTTGAAGGTGGTGTGCCAGGGTACACATATGAATTATATGATAACGACACAAATAACCTTATTAATAACACAACAACAGTAGCAATGGGTACAACTTTTTCTAATATAGGTGTTGGTGATTATAAAGTTGTTGTTAAAGATAATGGTATAATACAAACACAATGTGAAGAATTAGTATCATTTTCTGAACCAGACTTACCTAGTATAACTGTTTCAGGTGAATCACCAACGTGTTTTAACCAAACAGGTTCAGCAACGCTTTATCCACAAGATGGTAGTGGTACTGGAGACTCAACAATTGAATGGAAAGACTCAAATGGAAGTATCATACTAACAGGTGATACTCAAATATTTAATTTATATGCTGGTGATTACGAAGTTACATATACTGACTCGTTAAACCAATCAGTTACAGAAGGGTTTACAATAACCGAACCACCAGCTATTACTATAACACCCTCAGTTATCTCTGGAAGTACTGGATATGAAGTTTCATTCACAATTAATGGTGGTACACCACCATATTATGTTGATTTATATGACTATGATTATATAACTAACCCTTCTGATGCACCAATAGATGAATTAAATGATATTAGTGCTGGTTCACATACTTTTATAGAACTAATATCTTTAAGTAAACAAGGTGTTAATGCTGCTGTTATAGATATTACAGATGATAATGGCTGTAATAAAGAGCAATATATTAATTTACCATAATGGAAAGGAAGAAGATTAATTTAAATAGTAGTAAATCTAAGAGTGATGTGAATATAAATACATTCACAAATGTAAACTTTGTTGCTAATGACAAAGAATTACCACCAGGTGAGATAAACTATGTTCTTAATGTAGGTGAACAACTTAATATTGAAAGAAATTTATGTACTAGATATCGTTTTATTTTTACTATTAACCCACTTTTTAGTAACGTATTAATGAACCCAGCGGGTACCACAAACTGGGATTCTGATAATGGGGGTAGTGAAAATGGTAATGGACTTGATATATTCGACCAAGACACTTTTAAAAGAAATGCGTATTCTAATGAACAATTTGATTCAAAGTATAAAAAACTAAATTATCTTGAATCTGTAAATGAAAATTTAATAGAAAGAGATGGTTGGTTTGGGTTTATAGACCCAGATATAACTAAACCAGGTATTAAAAAATTTTTTAATATCGAACCAACAAAAAAAAGGTTTGATTTAAATTCAAATACTAAAAAGAATTGGGATATATGTATTACTTATCCATCAAGCATTGATGACCAACACCATATAGTTAAAGACGGTTTATTAATCGTTAATATTGAAGAGGTTGAAGTTGGTGGTAAATCAATGGTTGCGTTAGGTACCGCAACAAGACATGGATTAAGTACTGGTGAAAAAGTTAGAATTAGCGCTATGAGTGATAACCAATTAAACGGTGAATTTACTGTTAAGAGGGTTGGGTTAGATAATGGTGATTATAAAGAAAATTATTTTGCAATAGATGTAGACCCAACCGTTATCACCACTAACACCATATCTGGTAGAATGGTTAGATATGTGAATGGATATGAATCTGAGTATTATTTAAGAAAGTTTAAAAAATTTACTGATATAGATTATTCTATAGACCCATTGGCTTTTAGTAACACAATATTTAATGACCAAAATTATCAAGTAACATTTAATAAAGAAGTTGATATATCTGACCTTAAAGATAATTTAGGTAGACCATTAAGTGAATTATATTTAACGATTGTTAAGACTAGAGATGATAACTTTATGTCAAAAATTAAATCTGGTTTAGACTTAGAATATCTATCTGGGAACTTAAATGATATAAAGTTATCTAATATAAGGAGAATACATAATGGTAGTTCCACACCATTTACAACACACACACCATTAAACCCAGATGTAAAGATGGGGGACCTATCAGCAGATACTGAGTTTTACGGTGATGTTGTTGAATATAATAAGACTGAATTAGTTGAGAATATTCTTAGTGATGTGTTACATAGATTTAACACTAGTAAAAGAGATAGTAGTACACAAAGTAATACATTAGCAAAGGGACCTAGAAGAGAAGGGTACATGTATAAACCACATTATGAAATACCTATAAGACTTTATTCTAGTTTCATAGAGCAAGGGTATACAGCTACTACTGGTAATATACCAGATTATTCTGAAGAGTTAAATGGTGGTAAGTATATTTGGAGAGATTTATTAACGATTGGTGCTTCATTAGCTAATGGTGAAACATTAGAATATCCTTTCACAAACAATTCTCATTATATTTATGATAACATATGTTTTGTTATGAAAAGACAAGACCCATTTAACTTATATGGGTTGTATTATGGGGGTGATTCTGATAAAGATGACCCAGCAGACCCAAGAGGTGAAAGAATAACAGATAAGTTTATAACTAAAAATAGTGAAGATGTTTGTTAATAAGTATAAAATAATTAGACCATTAAATGATGATAGTAGTATCAACATAAACTTACCTACTAGTCAAGTCCCTGGTTTAGCTGGTCAAACAGAGATTATTGAAAATGAATTTGTTGATGTTGAAGTTAAGAAATCAATAAATGAAATAATTGATTATGAAAAAGTAAAGTTCTTACCAATTAATATTGACAAAAATCTAATTGATGATGTAACATATGTGGTTAACTTATATGATGATAACAAAGATTATTATGCAACAACTACATGGGGTAATGCTGAGTTTGTATTAGAAGATATACAAAACCTTAAAAATTCATTTACTAAAACATTTTTAAGGTTAGATTTTTATGATAGTGATTCTAATACAAAACAAAATTTATTATTTTTTATAACACTATTCCCTAAGGTACTTATTGGTGAAACAGAACAAGACCCTAACAATATAAACTTAGAGTTTAAACTTGGTGATTCACTTAAAAATAGAGATAAGAACGGTGAAGGCTTCTTTTTATATTATTTTAAAGACGAAGTATTACCAACTGTTGGTAAAGAGATATATATGAGAGCAAGTTTTTTAAACGCTAAGACTGGTGAGGCACATAATTTAATGAGTACAGACGTTGAATTACCAATAAACGAATTGATAGAACCAGGTCCTATCAATAGGTTATACACAAAATATATATTAACTAGAGAGGTTGATGGGTATAGATATTACATAGATAAAGGTTATAGTAGTAATGTTAATTCAAATAACCAAAGGGAGGTACAAGTACAATTATATAGGATAAAGGTTCAATAATGGAGATAATAAAAAGAAAAATATCATTAGATAACTACACTAGTAGGAAAAAGAATACTTGGGGTCAAATGACCGCAACAACATTCTATGTTAATGTATTTTTCAAACAAGATATGGATGATATGGGTATTGGTACTAATGTAGAATTTACAGCAGACACTAATACAACAACAATAATGGACCCATACACTCCAGATGTTAGATATGTAAATAAAACACTATCAGATTATTTCACACCATCTTTATTTATAACTGGGTATACCAGAGATAAATTAGATTTAGTTAAATCTTATTCATTTACACAAGTATATCAACCAGGTCTTAATATGTCTAATAATACTGTTGACGACTACCAAGGTAATTCATATACAGCTGTAGACAGAGTGGTTAGTGACGATAATCAGATGCCAATTACATATGTTATTGGTGGTGATGATAGTTATACAATAAACCCAAATAACCCAAATCAAACTAGAGGTATATTTTATAAAACATATAGTGGGTTAACAAGACCTATAGTAGATAGTATTAATGGTAATATAGACATACCAGTAACTGAGATGTATTATAAAGGTGAAGGTTTTAATAATACAAACACAACACTTTCAGCTATAACGAAACAAGAATATCTTTTTGGTATAACAACAACACCTACAGTGTATAGTGATGTTGATATAGATAGAGGTATAAATTCGGCATTCCAAAGTCACCTACAGATGGGTGAGATTAAGAATATGTCTGATTTAATAAATTATGGTAATGGTTACTATAAAATAATAAAGTAATGATATTTATATAAAAGAGTTAAAATTAATAAAAGATGGCAACAGGAATTTACGGAACAGTTAGACCCGCAGACATGTCACCAAGTGACGTGGAGATAACTGTGTTTTACGCACCAAATAGGCAGAGTCAAAATACTAATGTTTTTAAACTAGATTCTGGTAATTTAATACCTATTAATAACCCAAATAACCTCTCAAATACATTTGAGATATTTGGTGGTTTATACACACTTAGATTACCTGTAACTGAATTTGGTGATAAAGGGATATACACTATAGTATTTAAACCTGTTGAAATAAGAACTAGAATTTCAGATTGTGGTGTACTATCAGCATTTCCAGATGTTAAGGGTATTGTTTTTGATACAACAGATATTAATTTAGCACCATTCCTAGATAAATTCCAAAACAATAATCTTATTGGTTATAGGGTTGAGTATATTACAACAAACACAACTACTGAAGATAGAAAAATTAAAAATACTTTTAGAATAATTACTTCAAATAATAAATCAGAACCTGTTAATCAGAACTTATCAGATACAAGTCAAAAAGCTATTAGATATAGGTTTGAGGATTCGTCTAATTTAGTGTTTTGTACAGTTTCACCGTCTTCACCTACGAATGTTAAACCAAATGTATTACCATTCATTGGCACACCAAATCAGGATGTAATAATAACGAATACATTTTTTACACCATTTGTTTTAGAGGTTGAAATGGTTGATTACGATGTTGAGTCATTAGCTATTGGATTATTTGGTAATCAGACTAAGAGTCTTGAAGATGGTATTTATACTGTCTACAACTTTAATAATGATATTTATAAACAATTTAACCTATTTGAAATTAAGGATAGGTTTGACGGTAAACCATTATTTGAGGTTAAAGAAAATAGATTTAATAACATTGATTTCACTAAGGGATTTGATGATATAGCAAACGTATAATTGTATGCCTAATAATAATGATAGAATAAAAGTAGTTGGTTACGCTCAAAGAGTTTTTTACGATAACGGAATTGAGTATAGAAACTTTAGTGATGATTTAGTTGGTAATCAGTTAACAAGTGATGCTGACGGAACTGACTCAACATTTACGTTTGGTAATTTTGTAACTACAGTAAATACTGAAGGTAGAATAAGTAGATTATTTAGTATGAAGAAATTTACTAAATTTTATACATTACAAACCTTAGACCTAACTAGCGATTCATCAAATACATTATTAAATAATAACATTAAAACTACTCTTAACCTAGACGGTTCTGAATTATGTAGTTTTGCTTATTTTGGTTCAGCAACTGAATACATAAGGGTTAGTTTAGAGAATATAATAACTAATTGGCCAGCATCATTATATTTAAACCCATTAAGAGATAGTGGTTTTCAAACGGTAGTTGGTAATACTTTTGACAATTATTCTTATGATGTTATAACAGACACTTCTACATTTAGAGTTGATGTTAATTTTATAATTAATAATTTTAATATAAATTATAAGCAAAACGGTACAACCCTTAACACATTTAACCAAGATAATATGTTAAGAAATTTATCGGTTAGTTATGATAGTTACTCTGTTTTAACTAATGATAAAGAGTATAGCGTTATAGAGTTTACAGGTTCAACTAGTAATACAGATGACTTTATCCATTTTAGAGTTATAGGTGACCCATTTAGTGGTTCTACTAGTGGACAAATAGAATATCATATAAAACCAAATGAATTAACAGAGGAAAAATATTTTAATTCATTAAGTGAGTTTGAGAACAACCTATTAAACAGGTTTACATCACCAAAATACAGTTCAACGTATAAATACAAAATTGAAACGGATGGTGGTGATATAATTAGTACTAGTAAGAAACTTACTTGGCCAGTAACAGATGGTTATAATATTGATTTTAACACTACTGAGTACATAAATTATGTTTCAGATTTATTAGAGGTAACAAACGCTAAGGATTCTACATGTTCAGATTTAATAATTAGATTCTTAACGTCTGATTCTATAACTGACTTCGATACAGCACCAACATGTGATGGTGGTACTATCGATAGCGAAGGTGAAAAAGTAAATAAAACTCTAAGAATATATGGTAGAGAGTTTGATGAAATTAAAAAATACATTGATGGTATTAAATTCGCTAATATTGTAACATACGATAAGAAAAATAATATGCCAGACCAACTGGTTAAGTATTTAGCTAGAATACTTGGTTGGGAATTAACATCTTCTTTAGTTGGTAATGATTTAATAACTAACTACTTGAAGGTTGGTACAGCAACATATCCAGGTTATAGTAGGGGATATACACCACAAGAGGCTGAAGTTGAATTATGGAGAAGACTTGTATTAAATTCAGCTCATATATGGAAAACTAAGGGTACTAGAAACCCTATTGAGTTCTTTTTTAAATTAATTGGTACGCCAGATGGTCTAATTAACTTCAATGAGTATATATACAGGGTTAAAGAACCTATTGATATGGATTTATTCTATAAGGTATTAGAATATAATGATTTAGATACTGATTTAGAAAATTATAATGTTGATAGTGAAGGTTATCCTAAGTTTTTTAGAGATACACCAGATATGTACTTCCAAAAAGGTGGTGGATGGTATAGAGAAACAGCTGGTTCAGCTGCAACTCAATACACATTAGTAGGTAATAACCCTCATGTTGGTCCATATGATAGCGGTAAGGAATATATCGCTCAGTTAGATAATATAATACCTAATTTTTCGGCATTTACACTTACATCAACAACAGTTACTACTGGAACAACAAATTTATTTACAAATTACAATAGTGGTTTAATGAATCAATATAGTGGCAACACTTATGTTGACGCTCAGAGCTTTGATGGTGCTGATTTATCAGATGTTGTTTTATTAGAAACTAATATAGATGAAGATTTATGTCCAGAACCTGAATTAACTGATTGTGGGTGTGATGTCCCAGAAGATGATGAATCACTTTTTATTGATGTAACACTTCTTAAGCAAGAAACTACGGAGGTTGTTGATTGTGAAAATGTTAATTTAGACCCAGAAAATAAATATATTACCATAAGAGGTGAAAATTACTTTTACTGGCAACAAACATTTTATAATTTAGGTACGCCATTTTATATTAATACTGAATTTGTAAACCCAGTATGTTGTGATGCGAAAGCTCAGGGGTATTCTTACCTACACACAAATTATGTAACATCATATTTCATAGGGAACGATAACACTCAAATAACTACTCGTAGAATGCCATTAACCGAAGTAAATACAGGTTACATTTGTTGCCAATCACCAGGTATTATAAAAGATATTAGTAAAAGGGGTTGTGGTTGTACACTTTCTTGTAAGTGGGAGTTAGCTGGACCAACAATACAAGACCAATACGAACTTAATGGTTTTTATTACTTAAAATTCATAGACCCAGAAGGTAATAATAGAGTTGTTAATGAAGCTGATTCATGTTTCTGTCCAACAAATACAAACCCAGAAGTTATTTTAGACCCATATACAAATAAAAATGGGTATGCTTGTAAATTAAATGAAAAAGGGTTATTTGAATTTGGTGAAAGAAAAACTAAAGAAACTAATTATTATTATAAACTATTTAGATATAGAAAAGCTGGTAAGATTAATTGTAATAGTGAAACAATACCTAGCTTTGTTAAATCTCTTTATGAATAAGATTTACTAAATGACAAAATAAAGTATATTAAAAGATAATTATATAAAAGAAATGTTTAAGTTTGATTTAAAAGATTATAGGACCAGTTGTTTAACACGAAAAAGTATAGTAAGTAACAAGTTAACACTAGTTGAAGATACTAGTGGCTCTGTTTTTCTATTTGATTATGAAAATAGGAATATGACATATAGAATCAACACTAAACCTTGTTGTGAAGCTTTAGGTTACAATTTTGATATAGTTAATCAAAAATGTTTATGGAAAACAGAAAGTGAAGGTAAAAATGATTTTAAAATCATATTAAACCCAGAAGGTAACCATGGTACTTTATTTAATATTGATGAAAACCAAACATGTTGTTTAGATGTATCATTTGATTATATGTTTAAGTTTGATTGTGCCGATTTACTTGAAGCAACAAGTGAAACAACTACAACAGTATCAAATGTTAATGAAGAACAAGTGACTAAATTAACAGAAAAACTTAAAGAAAATCAAAAAATTATTGCTAGGTATAAAGAATTAATAGAAGAATTAGAAAAAACACCGTATGTTGTTGAATGTAACGAAAGCTCCTCTAATATTGACAGTTTTGGTGAAGGCGTTCAACTGTATGATGGTGTTAAAATTAAAAGTGCATATAACAATGATGGTATCAGTTAATAATTATGGCTAAAGATGTAGAACCAAATAGAGGGTGTAAAACACAAGGTGATGTTTGTTATGGAGTTTCAGAATACCCAGGTAGAGTCATAGATATACACGATAGTATTTACTGTTGTGGTGGGAGAGTCCCAATAGATGACCCAATAGATGGTACAATAGACCCTGGAACTGGAGAATCAATAAACAAGAAACTATGTTTAACAGATGGAGGTCTTGTTTATTGGGAAGAGGTGTTAGGGTCATCAACGTATCAAACTTGGTTTAACGCACACGGTTCAAACACAACATTATACGGTTGCTCTGAGATAACTGAATTAGAAGGGATTCAAGCAACAATAAATGAAGAATTATATACAACAGATTGTGAGTATACTATATACTCTAGAAGTGAAGCTGAAGAACAAATAGAATATTATAAAAAAGTAATTAAAGAATTAGAAAGAGAAAATGAAGAAATAACTGAAGAAATAGAATTTCTAGAAAGTCAAACAACTACAATCACAAATGAAGCTTCTTGTACATCGTATGTTGACTTGTTTGAGAATTTCAGCATTTCTTTTGCTATTGAAGTTGATAGTCAACCAGTATACCAAGAAAATATATTTAATATTGGTGAGGGTAACTTATGGGAATATATTAAATCCAGTAGTGGTGCCACAGGTATTATAATAGGTGACCAAAATACAACATTAAACACCCTTTGTGATGAACAAACTAACGAAAAAACCGCTTGTAACAAATATTTGTTAAAACTTTTAGCTAACGAAATATACGATATAGTTCCAGAAGAAGAAAGAGATATACCTAATCTAGAAAGTCTAATTAGTGGTTGGTGGGATTCTTGTTGGTTAAAGTTTGAGAAAACAATATGTGACCAAGAAACGATTAATCAGATTATTAATCAGGATATCAACATGGCTTTCTATGTTAATAATACATGTACTGATTTCCAAATACTATTAGATAGAGTTAAATTAAATAAGAGATGTGAGACTGTTAATAATGTTGAAACATTTATTTCAGAACCACCTAAGTTTGAAGTAACCAAGATTATTGATAATAAGAAATCATGGGTAGCTTTAGATACAAAGGATGAAAGGTTCTATGATTTAAAATATAGACCAGCAGAATACGATGTTAATCATCATAAATTAGTTATTAACACTAAGGAAGTTGATTTAAATCTTTCACCAGCTAGAGCTGTTGAACAAGATATTTGGTGTTATATGCAAGATAATAACATACTTACTTGTAGTGCAACTACTGGTACAACAACAGGTATAACTAGTGATGAGTATTATTCACATCCAGTTGAATGTTCTTATTCAGCAACATGTGATGTTGTTAAAAATATAGTAGATTACCCATTACCACATGATACAATGACAGATTATTCTGGTATATGGACTAAGGATATTTTTGAAACGTTTGGTGCATGTGATACAACATCATTATACAACCCATTCTATTTATATGGTTGTGATGAAGATGAATCTATTTTGTACAGGGCTAATAGAGATAGTTATGCAAAAGATTTAAACGAGTATAATCTTATTAAGTCTATAGGTTGGAGTGACGCTCAGAATCCAGAATACCCAGTAACTAGTATTAGTGGTCTGCAACAAGATACATCTGTATTAGGTGGTTACAGTATAGCTGACATTAAGAATATACCAATGGTTTATTGGTATCATGCATCAGCATATACTGAATATTACACAGTTAGCCCTAGTGGTAATTCTTTAAATGTTGTGTTTAGTGGCAGTGATGTAACATATCAACCAGTAGTTGATAGTCTAACAACACTTACAGGTATAACTGGTAATCCAGGTGATATAAGAGGTGTTGAACCATATTCAGCCGCAACATATTATTTCTGGAACCCATTAACAAATGATTGGGAAGACACAAGTGATGGTACGAATGACATTGCAAACCTTATAGAAGATTTGCAAATAACAAGAAGGGCTAGGAGGGATGCTAGACTTAAAACCTATAATGAAGCTATACTAGCAATTAAACCATTCTTATTTGCAAATAAATATATACCAGATTTCCAGGTAAAAAAATACATAATAGGTGATGGTGAATAAACAAGATACAATATGATACTATTTTTTGATTTATGTGATTATACAGTTAGCGATGTTATTGGTTGCGATAACCAAGATTATAGACTTATTGGTGATTGGAGTGACCTTCAAACAACCGCTAGAGCTACTAAAGATGCTTTTGTTAAGGCTATGAATGAACTTAGATTGGCATTATCAGCTGAACCTGGTCTTAGTGGTTGTACTGGTTACACTACAGCATGGCAAACAATTAGTGGAATGACAACAGATGTCAGATATACCAACTTTTGGGATTTAGCTAACCAATACAGAATGGATGAGTTAACACCTCAAATATATGATAACTACACCCAACTAATAAATGAAGTGATGTGTGCCACTAATGAAATATTTTATTATTTCAGCGGTCAAGAAATTACAACATATTGGTCATACCCAGAACAATGGAAAAGGGATTATTGGGGCATAGCTTGTTGTCCATTACCACAATGTGGTGATGACTGTATAGACCTTAGTGGTAAATTAACTACTGATTTAGTTGAAGTTGATTCTGTTGAAGAATTTACAAACACTATTAGTAGTGAATTAATAGATGTTAAGAATAGACAAACTATAAGTGCTTACCCGACACTTAAAATGCTTTATGAGAGATATAGATACAACGCATTAGATTTCTCAGTTTATCAAAGTAGTCAATATGATTATTTTGATATGGATAGCTTTGGTTTAAATGTAAATAATTATTGGGTTGATTTAATAGAGCAAGTTATTCCAGCAACTACAATATGGGAATCGACTTACGAATATAGAAACACTGTATTTGATACTCAGAAGTATAAATATAGACACAATAATATTTATTGGGCGAAAGACCCATCAAACGATTTTCCTTTCAGTGCGGTGTCTACTGACAACTCGGTTAGTGTTATACTTGAAACACTACCAAACGCTACTGGAGGTACGGAAACATTTGATTGTAATAGAGAAACTAGAGAAGTTACTGGTGTATGGGAAATGCAACACACTTGTTCACCAGAATTTTTAGGTACAATAGATATAATTAATAATGACGGTGAGTCTTCATTTTATTCTAGACTTTAAATATTTATAGGTATGCCAGTTTTAATACAAAATATAAATGCAAATATAATTGATAACTTAAAAGACACTACTAGTATGTTTAAACTAGTTAAGGGTTCTTTTGGTTATGGTGATTGGTTTGAAGTTGGTTGTTACGAGGCATATATACAAAACTTAATGAAGGTTATTGCTAGTGAAGATTTAAATAAGACTAGAGATTTTGGTCTTAGTTATAATAGAGATAGTGAGTTTAAAGTTGTAGAAGTATCAGAAGCTAGTTCAGTAATACCATGCACACCACCAACAATATTTAATGGAGTATATGATAATGCTGATGAGGGTGGAGGTTTGTCTACTTTTGACCTAGACTCAACTGAATCTAGTGTTGCCCCATTTGATTATACAACAGCTACTTTTGAATGGTATGAAGATATTACATTAACAATACCTATTTTAACTACATCATCATATGTGAGTGCAACTGCACTAATATATGTTAAAGTAATAACTAGTCCAGGTTGTTTCAGTACTAGCACACTACAATTAAATGTTATATAAGATGAGATATCAAGATAGAATATATAATCAAAACACAAATAATGTTAGGAATCATACAATAGCATTACCTAACACTAGTTCAGATATCTGCACATTCGATATCCCTTTATTTACCATGACTGGTGGTAGTAAGATAGACTGTATTGAACTAACATGTGACTTAAGTGGTGTTTCATACAATAATGTATTAACAGCGACTACAGATTGTTTCATATCTAATGAGTTAAGTGGTACATGTTTTAATAACATAGAATGGAGTACAAATATATATGAAGATAGTGAATTAGTTTATTCTAATATATTTTATACTTCATCAAATATAGGTGATGCCGCAACTGAAAGTAGTTTTACTGGTTCTGTTGTAACAGCATTTGATAGTTTAGGATATGACTATTCAATTAACGGTACTCAATATACATTAAATCAAAAAGATTTTAAAAACTTTAATTTAAGTATTGTAACTGAAATTAATTATGATAATAACTGTCCAGTAACTGGTAGTACTATAGGTGAGACATTCTGCTCATGCCCAGTCGGATACACCCCAACACCAGAAGACGATAGTTGTGTTTTTACAACAACAACTGCCGCAACACTTAATGGTACAATTTATACAGCGACTACTGGTAACCTTAATGCTGGTTATGCCAATAATGGTACCCATTTTTTTAGTACTAATCTTACAGGTGAAATACCGTATATTCTTACAGGTACTTCAACAACACTTAGAACAAGTGGTGGTACAGCAATATCACCTAATGCTTCCTCAACAAATCAATTATGGGATGCAAATGGTAGTACTCTTTATGGTAGACTTAATAATTGTGGTATATGGACAACAGAACCTGGTATAGGACAACCAAACTTAGAATGGATAGGATTTTCAGCTTGTATTGATATAAACACAAGTGGAACTTATTCTATAGGTCTTTCTGCCGATAATTGGGCTAGATTTAGACTCGATGGAGAGACGTTTTTTACATCTGAAAATGCTGCTGGTGGTACAGAATCACTTAGTTATTGGAGGGTATTTGAAGTCCAATTAACATCTGGTAAACACATCATTGAGATGGAAGGTAAAAATAATGGTAGTTATGCGTCATTTGGTGCTGAAATATATAATGTTGGTATTTCTAGTCTTACTAGTATGACAACCGAATCTCAGTTGAGTGCTGTAACAATATTTACCACAGCTGATTATAGGAGTGATGTGGTTAGTGGTACTACTGGAATACAGGTATTAGATTTAGGTGAATCTTCTGGATATTCATGTCCAGCTGGTTACTCTTTAGATGTTTGTGGTACTGGATATACATGTACTCAGTTAAATTATACAGACACGGTTTGTGTATTTACTGGAACATGTAGTGGTAACACAGAAATAGTTTGTGATTTAGATTTTAACGGTTTAACTAGTGGTGATACGAATGTTCACGTAATAACTGGTCAAACAACTATACCATTAGACTTCACATTTACAGCAAACACAAATAGTCTTACAGGTAATACGACATTTAAGTTTGATATATATAAATTTAATAAAACCGTTGGTTACTTTTTTAGTAACCCATCATACAGGTCTGAAGAATTCTATTGGTCTAACTTTAGTGGGACTAGTGCTTTCACAACTACAGTACCAGTTAGTTCATTAGATTTAGATGGTGACTATTTAGTTAAGGGTTATTATATACACGATGTTTGTACTCAGTTTGCCAATTTAAATGGTGATAGAAAAGTTAGTCCACCTATAAAGAGTGGTACTGAATACTTAATGTACCAACCGTATAAGGACTTTCACCTTGTAAGTTTCACAAAAGCTGAAACACCATTGTTAGGTGAAGTTGATAGTGGTGATAGAGAAATAGGTTCGTTAATAGTTAATAGTCTTATACTTGATGGTACTACTAATCAATATGATGTGCCATTAGCTAATAGTGGTTATATTGTATCATTAAATGGTTTAACACTTTCTCAAAATGAAGACTATTCGATACAAACTATAGCACCAATAACAGGTGCTGCTCAAACTGTTGCTGTATTAACACTTAGTGGTGATACTTATGATGGTGATGTGTTAACATACGCTTTGGTTAATAACCAAGAAAAAAATGGTATTAGGTTCGATGGGTACAGCATAGACTCAGCAATAACAAGTGGTACTACAAATAACCAAGGTAGTGAAACAGTTTACTTTAATACAACAACTGGTAGGTATGAATTCTATACAACATATACTGTAGTACCAGGAAATGATGTTATTGTAACATTAAATGGTATTACGTTAGCAAACAATATAGATTACTACTTATCAACTAGTAATCCTAAGAGAATTATATTCCAAGGTGGGTTAGTTCTAGGTGATATAATTAATGTATTCTATAATTCAAACGGTTCACTAGTTGGTGATGTATTTACAACATCGTTTGGTGTTAACTGGTCAATAGTAATACCACCACAAACAACTGAAGGTTTGTTTAGTGTTGAGATTAGTGATAGTGATAATTTTGGAACTATATTAAGTAGTACTGATGTAGACTATACAATAAACCAAGTTGGATATTCAGCAACAATTCCTTTATCTGGTTCTGTTGGTGATACTCAATACTATAGAGTTAAAAATAAAAAACGTTATATAGATTTATGTGGTAATCCTATAATTACTACAGCTTATAGTGAAGTTAATGAAATAACAATACAAACAAATGCATATAATTCGTACTAAATGTTTATTTTTTAGTATTTATTATTAAAATAAGGTAAAAGAGAATATTTATAAGATATGAGTTACATTATAAACAATACAAGTGCTTTCGTTAATATAAAATTAACAGAGGTTGGTAGGCAAAAATTAGCGCAAGGGCAATTAAATTTTAGTTCTTGGGCAATTGGTGATTCTGAAATTAACTACGATAGAGAAGGTAATTTTGATTTATCATCATCAATAACTTATGGTGGACCATTAAGTGGTACTTCTAAAATACTTAGACCTGTCGACCAACAACCAGATATTAGACATTTTGTTACTGCAAATAGTAATAACAATGACAATCTTAATAACTTAAACGCCAACCAAATAAGAACTATTAAAGCTATTGTTAATAATGAAGCAACTGAAAGAGGATTCTTTACACCAAACTCAACTCACACAACTTTTACAACTAAAACAGGTGATGACTACACAAAATATTTTGGAACTATCAGTGGTTCAAGTATTACTGGTGGTACTACTCTAGTTATTGATAGCGGTGCAACATATAATGTCGGTGATTATATCTTATTAAAGATTGGTAACGACACAGTTGGTAGTCAAGTTGTTAACGGGAACACCACACCAACACCACACTTATGGTATAAGATTCAATCAAGTGGTACAACAGTTTCACCTGGTGATACATTAACCCTTGATAGAGAATTACCAAATGTCAATTCAACAACAGCAACAACAGAATATATTGTTTACACTAGTAATGAAGTATATAATGGGTTTGGTTCTGAAAACACAACACCATATTGGAATTCTAACGTTTTAGATTTCTCATCTTGTTGTGATATTTCATGTTCAGATGTTCCTGTTTGGAACATGAATAATGTTTGGTGTGAAAACTTAGCTGGTATGACTGGTACTAGTATTAATAATACGGTAGCAACACCTAATGAATCATATGAGAAGTTTGGTTCAAATGAGTATGCTGGTCAAAAGTATCCATACTTTAGTTATGGTTGTTCTGGTGATACAGAGAATGATACTGACATTTGTGCTACGCCTGGTGAATCAGTAATTGATAATGTTAAAAAATCAATATCGATTTTACATTATACAAATAACACAATATCAAATTATTATGGTGAGTATTTCTTTATTGATGGTGATAATAATAAATCACTTAAATTACATTTACCAGACCTTATGTACCATAGAAGAGACTACTCGACTGAGAGTGGTACAACAATGGGTATGACATTCATAGCTACAGGTACAACTAAATTAATTACTGATTCTGAAATTAAATATGTTGACCTTATTGAAGACCCAACAATGGTTAGTGATACACCTAGAGTTGTTGGTAAGGTATTTACACAATTAAAGACTGTTGTATTCGATGATGATGAGATTGTTGCTGCAATGTCATATAAATCAAATAGAAACTGGACACTACCATCACTTGCCGCTAACATGGTTAGTTCATCCAATGGTGCTAATAATGGTGTGTTAGATTCTAATGAAACAATGTATTTAACATATACTTTTGAAAATAGTACGGGTACTGGTTTAACAACTACACTACCTTGTCAATATTATACTAAGATAACTAATAACACTTCTAACTCTAAGGATATTCAATTTAGATTATCTGATATTGATTTATTACCTTACATGAGAAAAGAAGAGAAGTCTGGTTATGATGGAATGGGATTCTCTGCTAGAGAATTTAAACTATTATATCAGATTGTATCTGGAATAAATACAAGACCATTATCTGATGGTTGGAATGTTTATGATTTCACTACTAGCGGTATAACTACAAACCCTGGTGAAACTATTGACCCTAAGTTATTAGAAAATCAAAACCCTACTGCAAATGATTTCTTAATTGACACTAACGTTGTTACAGGTTCAACAACATTCAGTATTATAGATTCATTAAGCATGGCACCAAACAACAATACAGATTTACTACAGTTTGGTGATGAAAGATTCTTCTATGGTAATTTAGAAACATATATTGGTGCTACAATATATAAGACTATATTTAACTTAGAGATTGACGGTGATGATTTTAAAAGAACTGGAAACACAACTAGAGATAATTCATCTGTAAATGAACCAGACATTAGAGTTAGTGAGATAGGTATTTATGATACTACTGGTTCGTTAATTATGATTGGTAAATTAAGTAAACCAGTTACTTTAGAATCTGGTAAAACAATAATGCTTGAATTAGCGATGGATTTCTAATAAAATTTAATTATGGGATTTTTAACTGGAACAACAATAGAACTTAAAGCTAAATTAACTCCTACAGGTAGGAGAAAATTAGTTAGTAATGATAATACACTTATTAAGAACTTTGCATTAGGTGACTCAGATGCTTATTATGGTTCTTATAGTGGTCTAACCATAGGTCAAGTACCTAGTATGGGTGGTGACAATAATGGTTTAGATGTTAATAATGGGGGTGTTGGTTATTCTCTTAGAAGTCTTGTAGTTGCTTCACCATCATCTACATTAAAATCAGTTGACCCAGCTTCAATCGCCATATCCACATCATTCAGTAATTTAGGTTACAAGTCTTTGGATTATAGTGGTGGAAGTATAACACAAAATATTGTTGATTTAGCTGATGTTAATTCAGATACGTTAACTAACTTGTTCCATTCTTTTGATTTACCTATAACATCTACAGATTTTGATTTATTCACTGGTAAAACGCTTAATATTGGTGGTTTACAAGATACAGCATATAGTGGTTTAGCTCAAACAAAAATTTTAGTTATTGGTATAGATGATAATGAGTATTCTGAACTTATTGATGGTAAATCAATAAAATTAGACTTAGAAACTACAGCATCTACATTCAGTGTTTATAGTACTTACGAAAGAAATACTAGAGC